CTTGATTGGAAGCGATTGGCTCGTACAGTTCGCACGGGAATTAGATTCCTAGATAATGTTCTTACGGTCAATAAGTTTCCTACGGACACCTGCAAGAGAGTTGGAGAACGCTCCCGTAGAGTCGGCCTGGGCGTTACGGGGTTACATTATATGCTTATTAAACTGGGGCTTAAGTATGGCAGTGAGAAGTGTTTGGAGTTCTTGGAAAGGCTCTTCTCTACCCTACGAGATGAGGCTTATAAACAGTCGATTTATCTCGCACGGGACAAGAGCCCATTCCCAGAATTCGACTACAAAAAATATTTAAATGAAGATTACGCTAAAACATTACCTGCTCGTATTAGGATGCTTATTAAGCGTCATGGTATTAGGAATGCCGTTATGCTTACCATTCCCCCCTGCGGAACTATCTCCATGCTTCACGGTGTCTCAAGTGGTATTGAGCCAATATTTGCTGCTATGTATAACCGTAGGTATCGTCAAGCAAATGTTTGGAAGGAGCAATTAGTTGTTGACCCCCTCTTCAAAGAATTCTATGAGAAAGGAGTGCCGCTGGATAACTTCGTCGGAGCCTATGATGTGGCCCCCGAAGATCATATTAAGGTACAAGCTACGGTCCAAAAGTACATGGATTCATGCATCTCCAAAACCATCAACCTTCCCAAAGATACAGAGCCTGAGGACTTTTCTCAAGCAGCATTGGACTATGCTCCGTACCTCAAAGGTCTTACAGTGTATAGGGCTGGCTCTAAAGGAAATGAACCTTTAGAGGCTATTCCTTTGTCTCAAACAAATGTGGATAAATTTATGAAAACAGAGGATAAATCCGCTTCTGTTCAAACAGGTGAGGCTTGCTCCTTATCAGGAGGGGAGTGTGGATCATGAGTCGCCCACCGTTCAAAAGAAAAGATGAAGTAACTAGAGAAACTATAGTTCTCGCACTACTATATGCTACTTTATGGAGTGTGTTTATGTATGGGATACTAGAGTGGCGCGGATAGTATGACCTACTACGATTGGGTGTGTAGTGATTGCGAGTGTGTTTGGGAGGAGGACCATCCGATTGGTACAGCCCCCAAGCAAACAGAGTGCCCTGAGTGCGGAGAGCTTAGATCTAGAAATTGGTCCTCTGTTTCAAACTTTAGGATGTTGGGTGATTGTCATACCAATAGAGCTAGGTTGAGAGATACTTATATCAATGGCTTGGATAAAGACACCGCGCATGATTTTTATAATGAATCTATAGAAGCTTCAAAGAGAGCCCAAAAGACGGGTTGGAAACATTACGCTAAGTATACCCCAAATATAGAGCAAGGGGTTAAAGATGGGCTTGTAAGGCGCAGAAGCATTGATGAGGCTTCAAAACGAAAGGAAAATGCGAAAAAACTCTCAAGGATTGTCTATAATCAATCAGGACAGGATATCGCAGAAACCCTTGAACGCAAGCCCCAATAATGAAATACGATTTTAGTGATGATATTCAGAGAGGAATTCTCTTCCTCTCCAAGTATAGTCGAGATTTTTATCTTCAAATTAGCTCTCTGGTTCAGCCTGAGTATTTTGAGTACCCTATTCACTCAAATATCTTCAAGGCTATCCAAAACTACTATGAAGATTACCTGGATATCCCTAAAGACTTACATTTAGTAGAATGTGTCAAAGCCTTTAAAGGACCGAAAGAAGATCTCTCAGATTACGATGATGAGCTTTATAAGGTTAACTCTATGGATGCGTCCTGTATTGGACACACTGAGTTCTTTCTCGATATCATAGAGAAGTTCGCCCAAAAGGCTGCCATGAGAGAAGCCATTACAAGTAGCATCGGTCTTTTGAAGGATGACCGTATGGGTGAGATTGAAACCTTGGTCCGAGATGCTTTGTGTATTAACAGGAATGTAGATTTAGGTCAGACTTACTTTAATGATATTCTAGCTCGCTTTGAAAGAAGCTTAAAGGATAATGTAGGTAATCGTCACCCTATGGTTTTTGATACGCTTTCCAAAGAACTGGAAGGAGGTTTAGGGAATAAAGAGTTGGCTATGGTAGTTGCCCCTCCAGGGGTGGGCAAGTCTGTGTACTTAGTTAATCAAGGCGTTCACGCGATGATGAACAATAAAAAAGTTCTATACATCAGTTTAGAGATGAGCGAAGATCGTATTGCAGCCCGTTTCGATTCGGTAATGACCCTTATCCCCCAAAAGAAGTTAAAGGATAGTCTTTCTTTATTACAGAAGAGGCTAACACTCTTTGGAGATAAGTTCCCTGAAGCCCAACTTATGATTAAAGAGTTTCCGACTGGGTTAGCAAATATTAATGATATTAGATCTCTTCTTGTTCAGCTTCAAAACTATGAGAGCTTCAAGCCTGATGTAATCTTGATTGATTACCTAGAGTTGTTGCGCCCGACCCGAGAGGGTATGGCTGAGTATCAAGCTCAACAGAGAATATCAGAGGAGCTTAGAGGGATTGCCGTTGAGTGCGATGTTTTAGTGTGGACCGCTACACAAACAAACCGTCAAGGTAGATCAGTTAAGTTAATTACTGATGCGGAATTAGCTGATGCTTATGGTAAGATTAGAACCTGCGATTACGCTATATCCCTAAATCAAACGGAGGAGGAGTTTGATGATAGTCAGATGCGTTGTTATGTTATGAAATCTAGGAATGGAAAGCAGCGTTTTGTTGTTCCTCTTTCTATTGATTATACCACCTTAACTATGAGTGAGACTGACCCTTATGACATCGAAGAATAAGCACCATCTTTTTACTGTTTTGTTGGCTAATCCTAATCTTTTAAAGGTGGACGGAGGTTGGGCTACTTTTACCATTAAAATGATAAAGGGGCTCAAGTCAGGAAAGGCTATGTGTTGGGGTACTTGTGATTTCGACACTTACGAGATTCACTTAGATGATAAGCTGGCTGATGAACCTGCCAGAGAAACTTTACTACATGAGATATGTCATATCCTGTTGGAGTTCTGTGGGTTAGGAGGGAACGACGTAGAAGAAGAAGAAAGTGTTAAGACTTCTAACGAAAGACTGACTATAACAATGTCCAGAGCGATGATGATGTTCGCTCGACTTAACCCCGAACTAGCTAAGGAATTATTATGCCTAAATTAGATATTAATCAGATCATTAATGAGCTTGACATGGATACATATAATGAGATTTGTCAAAATATAACAAGGATTGATAGGAGTAACATGGATGTGGAGCTTTCTCGTCACGCCAGCCACTACTCTTATTACTCTGCGATGCAAGATCTTTGTAAAAAGAAATTGGATGACAAAAACTTAGAGCTAACTATGTACATGGCTCAAACCAGAAAAGAAAGAACAGAAGAAGGGAAAAGCCTCGCAAAGAAACCTACTGCTAAGGATTTGGATGATCATGTCCTCTCCCAGGCTGAGTACGGGCGCATTTGTCGTGAGGTTAATGATCTAACTTTGAAGTATAATATGCTGAAGAGCCTAGTTCAATCTTTAGGACAGAAGAAGGATTTGCTCGTCCAACTGTCCGCTAATATGAGAGCAGAAAAAAATATTTACAGCTAACAAAAACTGGCATTGTCGCCTATTATAGCATCCACAGCTTAACGAACTACACAGGAGTTTAAAAAACATGGCTATTGATTTAGATAAGATTAAGGAAATCCACGCTAACCTTTCAGGCAAAGGTGGGGGTGGTGGAATGTCCGATACATTCCTCAAAATTGAAGAGGGTACTAACACTGTTAGAATCCTTCCTCCCAAGGAAGAAGATCAGGACTTTTACGCTATGACCAAACTGCATAGGATTCCTATGCAAGACGGCACAGTAAAAAATATTCACTGTCGTTCAGTTCACGGAGAGCAGTGCCCCATCTGCAATCTATACTTCTCTCTTTGGAAGGAGCCCACTAAAGATGAGGACCTTGCTCGTCAAATTAAAGGGCGCGACCGCTACTACCTTAATGTTGTAGACCGTGAAACAGGGGCTGTGAAGATTCTTTCTATTGGCATCATCCTCTTTAAGAAGATTATTGCTGCTATGGTTGATCCTGATTATGGTGATATTACCGATGCGGAAGGAGGACATGACTTTAAAATTATTAAGGTTATGGAGGGTCAATGGCCTAAATACGATCAGTCTGCGCCCAGGCCCAAGTCTACCCCTGCGGGTAGTGGAAAAGAGGTTGCAGAATGGATGGACACTCTTCATGATATCCAGTCTCTTGTGAAACTGGAAGACTATGAGGAGCTTAAGCAGATCGCTGAAAGTATCAACCCCTTTGCGGCTGTTGAGAGATCTGTTGATGACATTAACCGTCCTGTTGTGGACGTTGATGATAACGATTACATGGAAAGGTTACAATCATGAAAAATATTATTCTACCTGCCGCTATTGCGGTTCTATTTGGAGCGGGTCTGATGTCTTGCTCTATGGTTGAGGGGTTTATGGGTGAGGGCACTACTGACTCTCCTGGAGGATTTCTCGACAACATCTGGACTCTTTTAAAAGGGTTCCTTCCTAGTCTTGCTGCTTGGGAGGGTGGATGTTCTATCTTCAGTCCAAGAAAGAGGCAGCACTACACCAACATGGTTATGGCAATTGTGCCTATGAACAAGAATATGGAATTTGGGGATGCTATTAATTCTCTGGGCTCAGGTCTTGGTCTAGCGCATTCCTCAGATGCCACTAAGGCTACCAATGAGGAAGAAGTGGCTACTAAAAAAGTTGAGGCTGCAAAACCTACAAAAAAAGCATAAAAACTAAACAGTAGGATCTATAATATGGGGAGCTTTAGGGCTCCCTATATTTTTATAAATGGATAAGTTAAAGATTTTATGTTGTCCCGCCAATGAGGGTGGTTGTGCCTACTATCGAGCTTGGGCTCCTATGAGAAAGCTCGCAGAAAGATACCCTGATTCAATTGAGATGCGCTTTGAGATGAATCCTTTGGGCATAGACACCAGTACAGGTGCATGGCAAGAAAACTGGGATTTTGAGGCTATAAAATGGTCTGATGTTGTGATGACTCAAAACATCAGCAATTGGGGAGGTCCGTACACTGGGCGACTCATAGGGAAGGCTAAGGAGTTTGGGAAGTTTGTCCATTATGATACTGATGATCTTTTAACGAACTTATACGAAGGCCATAGACTAAAGCAAGTTTACGAAGAAAAGGGGTTATCTGAGATAACAAAATTTTTATACCAGAGTTCCGATTTGGTAACCGTTACACAGAGAAAATTTGCAAGTCGCATAGGTCCGTTCTGTAAGGGTGTTTTAGCGGTTGTAAAAAATGCAATTGATTATAACTTAGATAACTGGAATCATCCGAAGGTTCCCCCTAGGAGTAAGAGGCTGGTGAGGATTGGTTGGGCAGGAGGAATTCACCATGAGGAGGACGTAAAAGAGTTTGCTGGTATTCCTCATTTTGTTAACCAACGAGTAGGAAGAGAGAACGTGGAGTGGCATTTCTTTGGTCGCCCTCCAGTTGATCCCAATGACGAAAAAGAGAAGTGGCAACTAGACGTTTGGGATAATTATCAGAGGATATTGCTCAAAGGATTTAAGGGTGCTAAAAATTGGTTTATTCATTCAGCTTTGCCTTCCGATCAGTATGGGGTTATTTTTGCAAATATAGATCTTGCCATAGCTCCCCTCCAGATGAATGATTTCAATGATTCTAAGTCTGAAATTAAGGTAGCAGAGTGTGGAAGATATAAAGTACCTTTAGTCGCATCTAATGTTGGTTGCTACGATGAAACTATTAAAAACGGTCGAACAGGGTATCTTATTGACCCGAATGCACCTCCTGCGGAGTGGGTGAAAATTTTAACTAAAGTTATTCGTGATAAGAAGCATAGGGACCAAATGGGGAGAAATCTACACGAAGTTACGGAGGAGTACTTTGATATAAATAAAGTAATAGATCAAAGATATACTTTATATAAAGATGCGCTTGAGATGAGTGGACGGAGTGATTTAGCGGAGAAACTGCATGAGTGATACTACTGTAATTATAAAGACGATTGGAAGACCTACGTTAAAGAATGCTATTCTTTCAGCAAAGAGAGAAGGGTTTAACGTAATTGTAGTCAGTGATGGTGCAAAAGTTAGCGCCCAAGGTGTTAAGCTTGTAAAGCTTGGAAGGCAGTGGGGATTTTATGGAGGCATGGCAGCAAATGTCGGAGCCGCTATGGCAGAAACTGAGTTCATAACCTTTTTAGATGATGACGATGAGTTTGCCGTAGGTGCTGGTAAAATTATTCGTGATAAACTTAAAGAAGATCCTTCTGTGGATATATGGGCAGCAGGGGTTCGCTTTGATAGAAGGATAAAAGTTTATGATCAGGACTCAGGAGATACAGTACATGCCTCTACTGATTTGTGTTTAAATGGTGATTTGGGGGTGGTTCCTGGGAATGTAGCGATGCCTACTTATAGGACCTCTATATTCTCTAAGATCCCTTTTCTTGATACAATAAACCTAGAAGAACAAAATCTAACAGACTTCTTTCATATTAAGGCTTGTGTGTCCGCAGGGCATAAAATAGATTGGTTTGGGAAGGTTATTTACTTAGTTCGCCCAGAGGTTGGAGGCGTCAACGGTAAGGGAAAATGAGAATACTTATAGTAACTAACAAAACTCTGCTTAGGAACGGTAAGCAAGAGTTAGATACTGGTTATCATTATCTACAAAAACCTTTAGAAGCTTTAGGTCATCACGTTTCTTTGTATGATACTGTGGCTCCTGTTATCCCTGATTTCAGAGTAGTAGTTTCTGCTTTTTCTCCTGATTTAATCTTTTGTTGCTTTACTGGGAATCCAGGGATAACCCCACACGAACCTTGGAATGATATTTTGAGGATCACTCGTCAAGGGAAAATAAAAACCTTTAATTGGTTCTGTGATGATACTTGGAGATTTGAAAATTTCTCTAAACATATCTGCTGGTATTTTACTCACTGCTCAACCCCAGAGCCTTCCTATGTTGATAAGTTTAAGGATACTGGATATAAAAATATCCTTCTAGGCTGTTGGCATGTAAATTCAGATTACTATCCTGAGACTAAGAAGGATATTGATATTTCTTTTGTAGGGGGGATGAATCAAAGCAGGAGCGAGTTTTTCTCTGCTTTAGATGATCCTGTAACTATAGGACAGAATTTATCCATTGAAGACTTGTTTGATTTTTATTGCCGCTCAAAAATTGGCGTTAATTTAAGTTTAAATTCTAATGACCCAGAAGGAAAGACTCAGATGAAGCAACGTGTGTTTGAGTTGGCAGCAGCCAAATGTGTAGTGCTTACAGAGTATCATCCAGGAGTAGAGTCCTTTTTTGAGGTTGACAAAGAGATTGTTACTTTCTCTACTCCTGAAGAGTTTACTGAAAAAGCAAATTATCTATTATCTAATCCACAGGAAGCAAGCGAGATTGCTGAGAGGGGTCATGCTAGATTTTTAAAAGAGCATGAATCGAAAGTTAGATTAAACTCTATGTTAGAGGAGATTTTTGATGGGGCGTAAAGTGTTTATTAAAAAGCATTGGTCTGGTGCAGGCAAGTGGATCTACGAAGGATACAAACGAGCTTGGGAGCGGTTGGGTTATTCTGTTGTTTATTATAATTCTTTAGATGAGATCAATGGCAGAAAAAATAAATACTATGTGATGGCATTAGGTGGAGATGTTAACTCAGACCTAGCATTACAAAAAATTAAAGAGTCTCAAAAAACTTTTCTTTATGTGCAGCCTAACGAGTTTCCTGATCCTTGGGGCACTCACCCCAACTTCCAATGCCATTGTCCCTTAGAGTATATTAAAAAGGTAAATGAATTAGATAATGTGCGTTTGTGGGCTTTCGGCAATACTGATAAATACCATACAAAATGGAAGAAGGTTAATTATATTCCTTTAGCTTTTGACCATTTAGGGTACCAACCAGAAAAGGCTGAGTCCTTTGAGCATGATGTGTGCTTTGTTGGTGGTTGGGCAGATAATGGATTTAATGAGAAGCGACAGATAATGCGTTCTCATTTTGATGCATTAAAAAAGTTAGATATAAAGCTGGGGCTCGCAATAAATCAAGGGATTTCTGATCAGGAAGAGGCTAATCTTCTTTACAACAGCAAGATCGCTTTGAATTTGCACGATCAATATCAGAGAGTTTTAGGTACGGATTCAAATGAACGAACCTTTAAGTCTTTAGGCTTAACAGGATTTCTTATTTGTGATGCGGTGACCGAGGTGATAAATCTTTTTCCTTCGGTTCCTACTGCTGAAGATGTGGACAGTTTTGTTTCCTTGGTAGAGAAGTATTTAAAAGAGGATTTATTGGATATTAAAGAGGAGAATAGGAAGCTTATTTTGGATGAGCACACATATGTTCATCGTGTAAAGGCTTTATTAGAGTTATGATTATATACATTGATATAGATAACACAATCTGCAAGACCCAAGATGTGAGTGATTATTCTAAATCTACTCCCATTTCTGAAAACATAGAAAAAGTAAAAGCATTGGTTTCCGAAGGACATGATGTTTCTTTTTGGACTGCGCGAGGAAGCCTGTCTGGTAAAGATTGGCAGGAGTTAACTTTAAATCAATTAGCTTCTTGGGGTGTGGGAGGTATTCCCGTTATCTTTGATAAGCCTTACTTTGATTTATTTATTGATGATCGAGTTATGAATGTGGAGGATTGGAAATGAAAGTTACTGCGGTTATTCCAACATACAATTCAATGAAGTATGTTGATCAATGCCTAGATTCGGTCTTATCTCAGAAGTACACAAATTTGGAGGTACTAGTTTACGACAACGAAAGCACTGATGGAACCTATGAGCATTTATTGGATCGGCAAGACGGCAGTTTTGAAGTCCGTAGCGTACCCAATGTAGAGCCTAATGGGTATAGAGAAGCAATGAATCATGTTTTTGAGAATTGCACTAGCGATTACATTACCTTTATTTCTTCTGATGATTACGTTCATCCAGAGTATATTTCAAATGCGATGGAAGTAATTAAAGCCATCCCCCAAGAGGTTAAGTGTTTACAGAGCGGTATGGTCTGGGTGGACGAGAGAGGGAATCAGATTAATTACCATGGGCATATGTATGAGTCTTTAGATGAGTTTAAAGAGATGGCTTTGAAACTTTGTCCTGTCACCAATCCCACAGTATTTTATCACAAAAGTATATGGTCTATCCTTAGTGAGTGCAGGGAGGCACATTTTGAAAATAATCTTGTAGATATAGGAGTAGGTGACTATGATATGTGGTGCGGGTTAGCGAATCGAGGAGTGTATGTTCATCCTGTAGATGGATCCCTAGGATATTACTACCGCTGGCACTCTGGTCAGGCCACTTGGAAGGTTCAAGAAAGTGGCGTTAATTATGATGAGATAATTAGGAATTACTGGAAGAATAAATGGACAAAAAATTAGTTATATTTGAGATGGCAAACAACCACATGGGAGATGTGGAGCACGGTAAACTTATCATCGAAGAGTTTGCTAAAGTGAAGGATAAGTATCCTGAATTTAATTACGGAATTAAGTTTCAATTGAGACACATTGATACTTTTATTCACCCCCATTTCCTGAATAGGACTGAGGTTAAGTATGTAAAGAGGTTCAAAGATACTGAGTTGACCCAGTCTGACTTTAGCGAGTTGAAGCATTTAGCGGAAGCAAAAGGTTTCGTTTCAATTTGTACTGGCTTTGATGAGAGGTCGATAGACACGATGGAGGCTATGAATTTTCCTATTATTAAAGTTGCTAGTTGTTCGTTTACCGACTGGCCTTTACTTAATCGTATTGCTGCTACGGACGTTCCGATTATTGCATCTACCGCAGGGTCTAACCTAGAGGATATAGATAATGTTGTTTCCTTCTTTTTGAATCGCAAGAAAGACCTAACCATTATGCATTGTATTGGTGAGTATCCTACCTCAGAAGGAAGTATGCAACTTAATCAATTAAAGCTCTTGAAAGATAGATATCCTGGGGTTAAGGTGGGTTATTCTACGCATGAGGATCCTAATACTTTTGATATAGTTCCTATTGCCCTTGGTATAGGAGCAGAAGTTCTTGAGAAGCATATCGGGGTCGCAACTGAGGAGTATGATTTGAATGTTTACTCAGTTAGCCCTGAGCAGATGGATAAGTGGTTAGAGAATGCCTCTAGGGCAGTAAAGGCTTGTGGTATAGCCGAGGGGCGTCATGCTGCCACAGAGAAAGAGCTATCTGATCTTAGAACTTTTAAGCGAGGTGTTTTCTTAAATAGAAATATTTCTGCTGGAGAAGTAATTACAAAAGATGATGTTTATTACGCTTTTCCGTGTAAGCAGAATCAGATCTTAGCTAATGATATGAGTAAGTATGTTGGTTATAGTGCTAAAGTTGATATGTTTAGAGATGAAGGGTTACTTCACTATGGGGTTAAAGAGGTTAATACTAGGCAAGCCATTTTGACCATTAGAAATAAAGTTAATGCTCTCCTAGAAGATTCAAATGTCGTTGTGCCTAAAAATGCTCCTTTGGAGATTTCTCACCACTACGGGATTGAAAACTTTTATGAGACTGGTTTGTGTATGGTTACAGTGGTTAACGAAGGCTACTGCAAAAAGCTCCTGATTTCCCTGGCAGATCAAGCGCATCCTACTCAGTATCACGAGCAGAAGACGGAAACTTTTGTCGTTCTATATGGGGAGGTTCAACTTTTCCTAGATGATACGGTAAGCACAATGCTTCCAGGCGAAGTTGTTACAATCCATCCTGGAGTTCGGCACAAGTTTATTGGAGGCCCAAAAGGGTCTATTATTGAGGAAATCTCTACAACTCATTTCGTAGATGATTCATATTATACGGACGAGTCTATTTCGAAGAATAAGAATAGGAAAACAATGGTAAGCCATTGGGTTAATTAAATGCAGGAAATTGTAAAAGAAAACGGGTTACGAGTCTTCCCCATTAAGGAGGGGAGCGGGAAAACTCCTGAAGGTGGTCAGAGAGTTTTGGCACATTACGAAATTCGCTTCGGAGAAGGAACCTCTACCTCAAAGTATAATTACGATAAGGGAGCATATGTAGAGGATCAATACGACAGTACTTACGAGGATAAGCCTTTTGGTGGTCCTGTCGAGTTTGTAATTGGTCAAGAAACGCCTAAAGATGATCTCTACACTAAGGGTGATTCCATTGAGGGGTTTGACGAAGCTTTTTTAAGTATGAAGGTTGGTGATCAGGTAAAGCTTTTTATTCCTCACTCCCTTGCCTACGGAGAAGAGGGAGCCAGCAGCTTCCACACTTTTTTTGGTTATAGGGTCCCCCCCAATAGGGACATGACTGCTATCCTTGAATTAGTTGACATCTTGGATGGTGATGATTCCTTGTCGGAATCTCCCGTTAGAGGTCCAGCTTACGAAGGTTAGTACATGATAAAACTTTCGGACTATGTTGTTGATTTTATTCAACAGCAAGGAGTAAAAGATATTTTCCTTTTGCCAGGGGGCGGGTGTATCCATCTTGTTGATTCTATAGGTAAGAGTGATTTAAATTATGTGTGTAATCTACATGAGCAAGCTTGTAGTATTGCTGCTGATGCTTATGGACAATACACAAATAATTTAGGAGTATGTTTAGTTACTACTGGCCCAGGAGGAACAAACTCGTTAACGGGGGTCGCTGCTGCATGGTTAGATTCTACTCCTATGCTTATTATTTCGGGTCAGGTCCAAAAGAAGGATATGATAAATGATAGGGGCACTCGCCAGATTGGGTTTCAAGAACTTGATATGGTATCTTTGGCCTCTCCTGTCACTAAACACGCGATCACCGTGACTGACCCAAAATCAATCAACTATCACTTAGAAAAGGCAGTTTTTTTAGCGCAGAATGGTAGACCTGGGCCTGTTTGGATAGACATTCCTCTGGATGTTCAAGCGGCTTACATCGAGGAAAAAGAGCTAAAAGGATACAATCCTAAAAAGGAGACTCCTGCTTGGTCTAAGGTTCCCGAAGTCTCTTTAAAGGACTCTGTTTCTAACCTCATCGAAGATTTAAATAGGTCTGAGAGACCTGTTATTTTAGCAGGTAACGGTGTCCGTTTATCGGGAAGTATCACACAACTCAAAGAGCTTTGCGATTTCCTACAAATACCTGTTCTTCTTACTTGGAAAGCAATTGATTTCTTGGAAGAAAATCATCCTTTATTTGTCGGAAGGCCAGGAGGTGTAGGACAAAGGGGAGCTAATTTCTCTCAACAAAACTCAGACTTTCTATTGAGTTTAGGGGCGAGGCTAGATCATGGACAAACTGCATATCAACATAAGTATTTTGCAAGAGAAGCTACAAAGGTTATCGTGGATATTGATAAGGCCGAGATTGATAAACTCGATATGGATATCAAGTATCCTATTGTTGCAGACTGCAAAGACTTTATTGAAGAGGTGCTTAAGCAGAAGCATAAGATCAAACCTGTTTCCAAAGAGTGGTTAGATAAGTGTAAAGATTGGCAAGCCAAATATCCTGTCGTTACTGAGGAGCATTTTGACGATGATGATAACATTAGTAACTATGGATTTATAGAGGTGCTGTCGTACCTCATGCCTGAAGATGCGTTAATCATTCCAGGAAGTTCGGGAGGATGCAGCGAGGTTACAATGCAAGCCTTTAAGATTAAGAAGGGCCAAAGAATGTTTAACAGCGAAGGTTTAGGTCCAATGGGTTTTGGGATCGCCGCTGCCATGGGAGGTTGTATAGCCGCAGGGAACAAACCTACTGTTTGTATTGATGGTGATGGTGGTTTCATCATGAATATTCAGGAACTTGAGGTTGTTAAACGCTTAAACCTTCCAATCAAATTCTTTGTCTTAAATAATAATGGGTATGTGTCTATCAGAAATACACAAGAAACTCATTTCGATAAAAAGTTTGTTGCAAGCGGGAGAAGTAGTGGGCTTACACTTCCTAGTTTAGAAAAGAATGCGGAGGCTTACGGTATTCGTTATATGCGTTTTGAAACAATGAGTGACCTCTGGGATGTTGATGGGCTATTGGAACAGGACGGACCTGTTATCTGTGAAGTAATGCTGCCAGAGGACCATGTGACAGCACCAAAAGCAAGCGTATACAAAACAAAGGATGGTCAGTTTATGGCAAGACCGATGGAAGACTTAGCTCCTTTTTTAGACAGGGATGAGTTCTTGGAAAATATGATTATTGCTCCCATAGATGAATAAGATTTTAATAACGGGAGGGAATGGCTTCATAGCTAAAAGTCTTTATGAGTACTTAAGTAATGTTTATTTTGAGCCATTAAAATCTAATGTAATTTGTTTAAATAGACAAGGTCTAGATCTGCTGGATACTAAGAAAGTTGCGGATTACCTAAAAAAAGAGAAGTTCGATGTGGTAATTCATACCGCTAATCATGATGCGGTTCCATCCTTTACCGATAAGATGAGATCTGATGTCTTAGACATAAATTTAAGAATGTTCTCTAATCTTTCCTCTTGTAGAGAGCATTATGGAAAGATGCTTTATTTTGGTTCAGGGGCAGAAGCGGGGAGAGAGAATTGGGTCCCTAAAATGACCGAGGAGTATATCGAGGAGTTTGTACCAAAAGACCCCTATGGTTACTCTAAACATATTATGAATAAGAAAGCCAAGGACAGTAGCAACATTTATAATTTAAGGTTGTTTGGTCTTTATGGTAAATTTGATGATTGGAGATACAGGTTTATACCTAACGCTTGCTGCAAGGCAGTTTTGGGAATGCCAATCACTTTAAAAAAGGATGCCCTTTTCGATTATTTATACATTTCAGATTTAGCTCGTATAGTACATTGGTTCATCGAAAATACCCCAAAATATCATTCGTATAACATTTGTTCTGCTGAGGTTAGCTCATATAAAGAACTAGGACAAAAAGTAATTAAATTTTCCCGAAAAGATTTAGATTTAGAAACCCTAGAGGAGGGAGAAGGCATTGAGTATAGTGGAGACAATTTTAGGCTTTTACAAGAAAAACATTTTACTTTTGTTCCAACTGGTGTAGCAATTGCTGACTTGTATAAGTGGTATGACCGTCATCACTCTATTATTGTAAAAGAGGATTTTTTATATTGATTTGTAGAGTTTGTTCAGGACCACTAAAAACATTACTATGCTATGGCAATATGCCTAAAGCAGCGCAGCATTTTCCAAGTTTACATGAGTTGCAGGATGAAAAAGGCGCAGATTTAGAGGTATGTCGATGTTCGTTATGCGATTTGGTTCAGCTAAGTAACGAGCCTGTGCCATACCATAAGGAGGTTATACGCGCTTCTGCGTTTTCAGATGAGATGGAACAATTTCGTGTGCAGCAGTTCGCTGATTTTGTGGATAAGTATGACCTGAAAGATAAAAAGGTTTTGGAGGTGGGTTGCGGTAAAGGCGAATTTTTACAGTTAATGCAGGATACAGGAACTGATGCATACGGCATTGAATACGCTCAAGATTCAGTTAATTATTGTTTAGATGCGGGATTACAAGTAGAAAAAGATTATATTCTATACGCTCACCACGAAGTAAAGGAAGCTCCTTTTGATTGCTTCTTTATACTCAATTTTTTCGAGCATCTACCAGATTTAAATAGCACTTTACAGGCTCTTTACCTTAATTTAAAGGACGATGGAATAGGTTTAATTGAAGTTCCTAATTTTGATATGATAATTAAGGAGAATTTATTCTCTGAATTTATCAATGACCATCTTTATTACTTTACGTCCGACACATTAGAGCATGTTTTAAATAGAAATGGCTTTGAAGTTGTCGAAATGAATGAAGTTTGGCATGATTATATTATTTCTGCTGTAGTAAAAAAGAAACAAGTTCCTAATCTTAGCTCTTTTAAGCGTCAACAGAAAAAAATTACCCAGCAAATTATGGATTATCTGGCTAAATTTTCAGAGGAGTCTGTGGCAGTCTACGGTGCTGGGCATCAAGCGTTAGCGGTTCTCGCTTTGGCTGATCTGGGAGATAAAATAAAGTATGTTGTTGATGACGCTCCATTTAAACAAGGAAAATATACCCCCGCAACACATATTCCTATAGTTTCCGCTGAAATTTTGCATGAAGACCCTCCAGAAGCTATAATAGTTATGGCTGCGAGCTATTCCGATGAAGTAGCTTCGAAGTTATTAAAATTGAACTTGGGGGTAGGTTTATCTGTTTTGCGTGATAATGGAATATATATAAGAGAATGAGTAAGAAAAAAGATTTTGTTTCGAATGTTACAGGAGAAGAGTGGTTTAAGCATAACTCTATTAAATGGAGTAAAGTTATTAACCAAATTGGGGTAGTTATAGAGGATGAGATTCATCAAGGGAAGAATGATCAGCCTGTAACTCTAAAAAAGGGAAGCCGAGTTATTATTGATGATATTCGTGGACGTATTAAACCTCAGTATCGAGTCATAGATGAGGACGGAAAGATTTGGTTTGTATCTGCATTGAACTTAAATATATTAGAAGATAACATGCGACAAGCAGATGTGTCCAAGCATAAATATAAAGGAGGGGTTCGTCATGATGGAAGTGAGGCTACTCCTTATCGCTACACCGTTAGCAAAACAACAAAAGAAGAATTAGAAGGTAAATAATGGCAAATTCAAACAGTACTATGTTTCAAACACCTTTAGAGGGTAACGATAAGGATCATGTTCTACCATGGTCTGAAAAAGAACTTCAGGATATGTTGGTCG